GAACCAGCACGCCGCGCACATCAGCGCGCCCATGAAGGAGCTGGAAGGCCTTGTGGCCGAAACCAAGCTCCTGCACGAAGACAACCCGGTCATGAACTGGATGATCGGCAACGTGGTGCTCAAGCGCACCAAGCTTGGCCCGGTCAAATACTACTATCCCACCAAAGACAGCCTGGCGGCCAAGATCGACGGCCCCGTGGCGCTCATAATGGCCCTCAAGCGGGCGCTGATTGGTGGGGAAATAAGCGTCTACGAAGAACGCGGCTTACTGGTATTCTAGGGGGATGCGATGAAAGGATTGCTGTCAAAAATGTTTTCCAGCCGCGAAAAAAAGGGGAGCGACCCGCGCAGCATCACCATGGAAGAAATCCGGGAGGCATTCTCTGGCTTTGCCTATGGCGACTCCTATTCCGGAGAGCGCGTGACACCAGAAAGCGCCATGCGCTGCGCTGCTGTGTTTTCTTGCATAGGCGTCCTTGCGGAGTCCGTGGCCCAACTCCCGCTCAAGCTCTACAAAGAGCGCGCGGATGGCGGAAAGGACATCGCCAAAGACCATCCTCTTTACGTGCTGCTCAACAGCCAGCCTAATCCATGGATGACGGCCTTTGAGTGGCGCGAAATGGGTGAGTCCTGGCTTTGTCTCACCGGCAACCACTATGCGTTCATCAACCGCGTGCGCGGCGAGGTGCGCGAAATTCTCCCTATTCCCTCCGACTGCGTCACCGTGGAGCGCAACGACGACTGGAGTCTCAAATACACGGTGAATTTCGGCAACGGGCGCGGTCAACAGACCGTTGATTCCGCAAACATGCTGCATATCCGCTACCGCATGAAAGACGGGTACCGTGGAATTTCGCCCATCGGCTATGCGCGGGAATCCATCGGCCTGGCCCTCGCCACGGAAAAACATGGCGCGCGTTTGTTTAAAAACGGCGCGCGCCCGGGCGGAATTCTTGAGCACCCATCCAAAATGAGCCCAGAGGCTGCCGCTCGCTTCAAAGCGTCCTGGCAGGAGTCCTTCACCGGTGAAAACGCCCACAAAACTGCGTTGCTGGAAGAAGGCATGAAGTTCAATCCATTGACCATGACCAGCGAGGATGCGCAGTATTTGGAGACCAGACGCTTTCAAACTGCCGACATCGCCCGCATCTTTCGCGTGCCCCTGCACATGATTCAGGAAACAGAAAAAACCACCAGCTGGGGCAGCGGCATCGAATCCATGACCATTGGGTTTGTGCGCTTCACGTTGCTGCCTTGGCTCACCCGCTGGGAACAATCCTTGGCCAAGGATCTGCTCACGGAGGAAGAACGCCGCACCATGTACATCAAGCACGTTGTGGGGGGTATGGAGCGAGGCGACATGAAGAGCCGCTTCTCGTCCTACAATGTGGCCATCATGAGCGGAATTATGAGCCCGAACGAGGCCCGCGCCCTTGAGGAAATGGATAAGCGCGAGGGCGGGGACGAATACTTGAGCCCCATGAACATGCGCCTTGGAACGGACGGAAACACCGACAACAACATGGACGGGGCCGCCAGCGGCCAGGGAGGTTCCAAATGAATTTGAAACGAATCACCAGGCCGTTTGAGATCAAGTCCATCGGCGAGGACGGTACGTTTTCCGGATACGGGGCCGTTTTCGGCAATGTCGACTATTGGGGCGATGTCATCGCTCCCGGGGCTTTTTCCAAAACGCTTGCTGCATTCTCCGCCAAGAGCAGCATGCCCGCCATGCTTTGGCAGCACGATTCCGACCACCCCATCGGTGTGTGGAACGACATGCGCGAGGACGCCAAGGGCCTGTATGTCGAAGGCAAGCTTCTCATCGCCGATGTGGCCAAGGCCAAGGAAGCCTATGCGCTGCTCAAGGCCAAAGGAATTTCCGGCATGAGCATCGGCTACTCCGCATCCGTTTGGGAGTGGGACGATAATAAAGACATCCGCACACTTAAGGAGATCGACCTTTGGGAGGTCTCCCTTGTCACTTTTCCGGCCAATGATCAGGCCCAAGTAGTGGACGTGAAAGGTGTGGAGCAACTTTCCACAGCGCGAGAACTGGAACGCTTCCTTCGGGATGATGGCGGCCTTTCCGGTTCGTGCGCCAAGGCCTTCATGGCCAAGGCCCGCGCAGCTTTCCAGCGGGAGGCTGGCCAGCAAAAGGCTATGGCCGAGCTTGCGGACATGATCCGCACCAACACCAAGACCATTCGCCCCTAGGGCAAGGAGCATCCCATGGAAGAGATCAAAAAGCTTTTGGAAGAGCAAAAGAAGGCGTTCGAGGAATTCAAGAAGTCCAACGACGCCGAGCTGGCCGAACTCAAGGCCAAGGGCCATGCCGATCCGGTCTTGTCCGATCAGGTCAAAAAGGCGAACGATGAGATCACCCGCCTTGAAAAGGCCATGAAGGACATGGAGACCAAGCTGAACCGCCCCGGCGCTCCCTCCGGAACGTCCGAAAAGGACGCGCTCAAGGCCGAGCACAAGACCGCGTTCATCGACGGATACATCCGCAAAGGCCGCGATGCTGGCCTGGGGGAACTGCAGCTCAAGGCCATGAACATCGGCACCGACGCCGATGGCGGCTATGCCGTGCCCGAGCAGTTGGACCGCACCATCCTGGACCTCATGCGCACTGCCAGCCCCATGCGCTCGGTGTGCAACATCATCACCGTGGGCACCCCGGACTACAAGAAGCTCGTCAACAAGCATGGCGCCAGCTCCGGCTGGGTGGGCGAAACGGACGAGCGCGCCGAAACGAACACCCCGCAGCTTGCGGAGGTCACCCCATTCATGGGTGAAATCTACGCCAACGCTTACGCCACCCAGGCCATGCTGGATGACGTGTTCTTCAACGCGGAACAGTTCATCATCGACGAACTCACCAAGCAGTTCGCCATCGATGAGGGCACCGCCTTCACCACGGGCAACGGCACCAAGAAACCCAAGGGCTTTTTGGCCTACACCCAGGCCGCCACTGCCGATGGCACCCGCGCCTTCGGTTCGCTCCAGTACCTGCCAACCGGCGTTTCCGGCGCGTTCAAAACCCGCACCGACGACGTGAACCCGAACGACGACCTCATCGACCTCATCTACTGCATGAAGGCTCCCCTGCGCGCCGGCGCTTTCTTCATGACCGCTGGCCGCAGCCTGGCCGTTGTGCGCAAGTGGAAGGACAAGGACGGCAACTACATCTGGCAGCCCGCCATCCAGATGGGCCAGCCCTCCATGCTCAACGGCTACCCCGTGGTGGAAAACGAGGACATGCCCGCCATCGGCTCCGGAACCACGCCCATCGCCTTCGGCAACTTCAAGCGCGGCTACACCATCGTGGACCGCATCGGCATCCGCACCTTGCGTGATCCCTTCACCGTCAAGCCGAAGATCTCCTTCTACATGACCAAGCGCGTGGGCGGAATGCTGGTGGATTCCGAGGCCATCAAGCTGCTCAAGCTCTCGGCCAGCTAGACCGGAATCGCAATGATCAGCATTGGGCGGAGCCTTCGGGCTCCGCCCATCAAGAGGAAGACATGAAACAGATCACGTTCAACCGAGACTTTGAATTCGCCCTGGACGGCATCAACATGACCAGATTCCACGAAGGGGAAACGCATACCGTTCCGTCATCCTGCGCCGATTCCGCCATCCAGGAAGGCGCGGCAATGCGTATCGACGTCGAAGCTCCATGCGAACCGCAAAAGATAGAAAAACAGCCTGAAATAATCATCAAAGAAATACCGGAAAACGAACTTGGCAAGCCAAAAGCAACGGCTGCAAAAGCATCACGGAAATCATCCGGCAAGGCCAAAAACAATGGCTGAAAAGTTGCTCATCTTGGGCGATGCCCCCTGCCTGTCCAGCGATCTGGACCATGTTTTGCCATTTTCAGGGTCCATCATGGCCATAAACCGCGCGGGGCTGCGCTACCGTGAGCCCATCGATTTTTGGTGCACCTATCACCCAGAAAAATTCTGGCAGGAGTGGCGGCGAAATCGCGCCAGCCTGGGCGGAAATGAAAATTTCTTGGAAATCACAGATCGGGACGTGCGCAATATCCCCATATCCGGGTCCTCTGTGCTTTTGGGCATCATATGGGGCTTGGCGCGGTTTGAAAGCATCATTGTCGCCGGAGCGCCTCTCAATGACGATGGCTATCACATGTACCGCAAGGGCTGGGAAAATGAGGCAAGCATTATCGCCGGCCGCGTCACTTCCCTGTCCGGTTGGACAAAAACTTTCCTGGAGGGCCTGAACCATGGCGCTTAAATGCATCACCCCGGCCAGCGCGCTGCCCGTCACCGTGGCCCAGGCCAAAGAGCATATGGTCGTCAGCACCACTGCGGACGATGCCCTCATCGAAAGCTACATCATGGCCGCTGTGGAGCTGGCGCAAAACCAAACCGGACGCCAACTGGCGGAAGCCACCTTTGAGCTTGCGCTCGAATGCTTCCCCTCGGGCATTCCCGGCTGGCTTTGCGGCGTCTGGGTCGATAAGCGCGCCATCGAGCTGCCCCGCTCCCGGCTCATCAGCGTGGAATCCATCACCTACATCGACGCCGAAGGCGCAACGCAGGTCCTGGCCGAATCCTCCTACGAGGCGGATACCGACAGCCTCATTGGCCGCGTGCTGCCCGCCTTCGGGCAAGAGTGGCCCGTCGCGCGCATGCAGCCAGGTGCGGTGCGCATCATCTTTCGCTGCGGCTGGCCCATGAGCGAGGACACAAGCCCCGGCGTGTGGATGGGTCCCCAGGCCATCGCCACGTGGATCAAAGTCCGCGTGGCCACCATGTATGCCCAGCGCGAGGCCCTGGTGCAAGGCCAAACCATGGCGGAGCTCCCACGCGACTTTGTGGACGGCCTCCTCGACCCCTACCGCATCTACAAGGTGGCGTAGCCATGACCATCCAAGCGGGAAAGCTCCGGCACACCATCATTATCCAGCAACAGCAGGGGCGCGACTCCACCGGCGCGCCCACGTCCGCCTGGACGGATTTCGCCAAGGACGTGCGCGCCAGCGTGGAGCCTTTGCAGGGCCGCGAATATCTGGCCGCCAGCGGTCAGCAGGCCGAGGTCACCACCCGCTTTCGCCTGCGGTACATTCCCGGCGTCACCGCGGCCATGCGCGTAGTCTTTGAGGGGCGCATCTTCAACATCGTCACCCCCATCGACCCCAACATGCTGCACCGCGAGCTGCTGCTCATGACCGTGGAGACGGATGAAACCTTGGAGGATGAATAGCATGCCCAGCGCCAAGCAGCACAAGCGCGATTCCAGCGGCGGAATCATCCACCAGCAGCCGCGCGAGCGTGCGTCCGTTCCCTATCAGCGCGAGGCGCTCATAGGCATGGAGGAAATCGAAAAATACGCGGGCTACTCCGAACCGACTCTCAAACGACTCATGGAAGAGCGCGGCTTTCCCATGGTTCTCTTTGAGACGAAGTGGATAAGCTCAAAGCGCCGCATTGATGAGTGGTTCTATACGCTTCTTGGTCAAAAAAAGGGCATGAACTGATAAGCCGTCAAGCCCTATCTCGCACGGTTTTGCCCCCATATCTCCCCATATCTCCCC